TGCTTTAAGTGTTGCTTCGTCTGTTTCGTTTATGAGAATCTCATGATAGTGACCAAAGTTGACTAATTCGACTTTAGTACCACCAGAAATTTCAAAGTAATTATCTAACCCGTGAGTATGACCACCAGTCATACCGACTAATACCATTCCACCAGCACCATCGTTTATTGCTGGATTCCAATCGAATGTTGCTACATGTGTATGTCCAGTACCATTATCAATAGTTGATATGAGTGTTGGATTTCCGCCTTGTATTAATATATACTCTGCAGGAGTAATCATTGCAGAGTGCGTATGTCCAATTTGATTCACATCATTAAAATAGACATCAACTCTTTCTGACCCTTTGACTACAGAATCAATTACATAATTTTCCCATTTTCTTTCACCGAACGAAACTTCACCAGTTGCAGAACCATATGCAAGACCACCATCGAGTAAGTTGATTCCTGTCACATAACCAGTCAATGCTAATTCTAATGAACCAGCAAGTGTTGGACTACCACCAGATAATACTGGAACAGGAGGTGTTATATAATTCTCACCAGGACTATTAAGAATAATAGAATCAATCTCAGCACCAATAAATGCTGTTATTTCTGCTTGAACAGATGCACCACCACCTGAAATAGTTACTGTAGGAGCAGTCTGATATTGGTCACCGCTATTGATAATTGTAATAGAAACTAAAGTACCATCTGATGGTACCCAAGTTCCAAGAGTATCCCAAGTTCCAGGTGCTGCCCAAGTTCCAGGTGCTGTCCATGTTTCACTAGCAGTTAAACATGCCGCTTCGGAAGTAATCGCACCGTCAGAACATTCACCAGACAAACATAATGCTTCAGTAATCGAAACACTGTTGGAACAAACTGGGTCAACACATTCGGTTTCGTTAAGAAAAGTAGGATCAGAACATACAAATGCGGCACATTCCGCTTCAGTTGCAGAAACACCGTCAGAACATGCGCCAGATGCGAAATCAATTCCTGCTTCAGCAGTAGCAGATTGAGATGGACTACCACCAGTAATTGTTACTGTCGGAACAGATGTATAACCAGCACCAGCAGAATCAATAACAAGTGCAGATACTTTATTAGTTCCGAGAACTGCTGTTGCGACTGCGCCCACCGTTGGGTTACCACCGATAAAGTCGATTGCCGGAGTAGATGTATAACCAGAACCAGTATTCGTTATAAGGAGAGAATCAATTATACCAGAAAATGTAGTTTCTGCTGTAGCACCATAACCACCTCCACCTGAGATTGTAACTGCTGGATTTGAATTATACCCAGTACCACCATCAACTAAGGTTATTGCAGTGATTGACCCACCAGCAATAGTTGCAGTTGCGAGAGCAGGAGTAGTGTTTCCTCCAAGAATATTTACGTCTACATCTGGTGTTGAATTTTCGTCATCTTCTACTTCACCAGACTGAAATGCAACTAAATCTCCAATCGACAAATCATGATAGAGCGATTCGACAACTGTCTGACTACCTGCACCGCCGATAGAAGTGGAGTTATTAGTCATACTAATATTGATATAATAACTGTTTGCTAGATTAGGCAAATCAACCATTGCGCCATAGTTAATCGGCACTTTAATAGTGTCACCAGTATTCAAACCATGCCCAACGTTATAAACGTATCTGTGATTTGTAGTCGTTGACAGTCGTCCTTCTTCTAGTGGGTGAAAAGTACAGTGAAAGTATAAATCGTGATAACCATCTACAACCCAACTCCAGTCTTCGCCCGGAAGTAAATCGGGTGATGCAAAAGAAATATTGTCATCAGATACAGCATTATGAAGTAACCAGTTACCTGCAGGATTAGTGAAGATGATTGTATCGCCTTCACGAGCATTAACATGATACGGTACAATTGTGTGCATTTGTGTGGTTGGGTCGTTTAATGCGCCCGCGTCCCACACTGCATTATTAGCAAGACATTCTGTTTGTGTTGTTGCGCCAGGCGCAACATTATTTACATCATTACAATAGAATGATGCAGTGACTGGGTTATAATCCCACCATGGATTATCTGCTAAACATGAACCCTCTGTCATTATTGATGCATCAACATTTCCTAATACATCAGTACATGTAGGAATAACTAGATTGACATCTTCGATTACAGAACAAATATATGTTTGGGGTTCTGGACCACCACCCTGCTCTGAGAAGATAGTAGTGTCAATAGAAGGTACGTCAACTAGGTTCTTACCACCGTTAGGCAAATCCCAGTTTACTGTATTAACAAATAAGTCATATTCGAATTTATATTGCGTGTTTGGTTTTAGGGCAACATCAAATCCAGATACAGCAGTTTGGACACCGTCTGTGATAGCAGATACGAGAGTGGTTCCTTCGATAATTAACTTATCGAATTTATATGCAATACCATTTTCCCAAGGACTTGCTAAGTCAATACCAATATCAAAGTTAGATGCTTTAGCAATTTCAAATTCCATTGCATCAGATTCGAATCCAGCATTCTGTACTAGATTGTCTGATAAGAAAGTTTTTGTCAATCCACCATTCTCAATTAACTCAATAGGAGTAACAAAATGGGAAGATTTTTCTGCTACACCAAGAATAAAATCTTTGTATCCAGAAAGATGCTCCATGTTATCCATAATCTCTAGAGATTTGAGCAACAGTGCTAAATCTTTAACTTGCAGGTCGGGATCTGATAACTTAATATTGACAGACTCTATAAAGTCTTCTTTTTGTTGGTCTATTGTCAACAATTCGTCAATATTAAAATCATGGTTGGTATAATGTGCCATATTGTTATATCCTATTTAATATTTGTTCTTACTCGTCTGAGGTCAGCAAATTCATTTGCATTGATGCGATAACATATTCATCACTCATTCCGAGCATTTGAAATTCTTGTAGGCGAACATAGTTATTTTGTTGCTGAATCATTTGGTTCGTTCTTTCTCTCCATGTCTTAAAAGTATCATCTTTTCTGACGTATGGAATGTCTCTTACTGTTGATGATCCTGAGTATGAATGCATTTTGAGTTATCCTTTATCTTCAATGATTGTAGCAACTAAATCTTTCAATTCTTTTATTTCGCTTCTAAGAGTATTTATAACTTTCTTATTAGATGTTTCAGCAACCTTTGCAAGTTTTTTAGATGCTATATGCATTTTTCTTAAAGAATATGCATCAGCATCATGAAATATAATTGCTCCAGTGCTTTCATCTTTAGTGTATCTTTTATAGTCTTGTGACATAGTTATTCCTTAATTAAGTTACTGCAAGAACCCTAAGTTCTTTCATTGACGGCAAGAAACATGGATCAGTTGTGAACATTTCAATCTTAATTCTAAACGTAGTAAACTCTTTAGTAATCTTCTTCAAAGGAATAAATGTATGTTCAATAAAGTCGTTTTCTCTTGCGGTAAATTGAGATTCACTACTTTGGCCCAAATCTTTCATTTTTCTCCAAGTGATTGCGGGATCAACAATCACTGCTGAAGCATTTATCCCACCACCATGAAAATCTACGTGGTCGGTTGCAACTATAGAAATAATTTTTAATACTGGAACTTCTACAGCATCAAGAGTGCCATCTGTTCTTAGAACTTTTCTCCAGAATCTTTTGTCTTGGTCGTCCCCAGCAGTACCAAACCATATATCATCTACTGCATACGAAGCGAATACTCCGTTATCTTTCTGAGTACCCTCTAAATCATATTTACATAAGTATGCCCCATGCGTGATATTAACTTGAGAACTAATATCCGTCAAGAAACCTTTCGTATCATTACTTGTATTATCATCACCATCAATATATACAGATGAATCAAATTGACCAATTGTGCCATTCCAGTTTGCTTGGATAGTAGAACCACCAGTTATCCCTGTATATGGATTATCTTGATAAACAACTGCATAATCCTCTTCATAATCATTGATTGTGTAGTCACCAAATGATGTGCCATTAGCATTCATTTCGACTTCTAACCATTTAGGAATTACTTTTCCTGTATCATAATATACTTTGAATGAAGTTTCTGGAATTTCTTGTAAAGAAATATACATAATTAAATCATCAGCAGGATCTTTGAATGTTACTGTTCTGCTAATATAACGACCTCTTTTTTCTATGTCATAATCAGATACAACAACCCCCGCCTCAATCTTAGTTGCAGTCGGTTCTTGCGGCATCTCAATTGCATCAATTGTTATTGCAGAAATAAATTCTGCATTCCACATTGGTGAGGTGTGCGGATCTGGGTTAGTGATATCAAGTTCAACACTAATAGGAGTAAACTGATATCCAGATGCTAAAGTGTGTGCACCATTAATAATGGTCTCAGCACCAAAAATCCATGGAGAAGAATCATTTGTTGGATGATCTGGTACCAGCGCATCTAGACCGCTATTAATTTTAGAAGTATAATTGACAGTGCTTCCCCCCGAACCAGTTGCTCTGAAATTTTGCTGGAATCCAATCATTTTCTTCTCGCCAATAAACTCTTTCGAATCAAAGCGACCCCGAATAGGACCGTTTTCTGAAGTCATGAATTTCGCACAATTTATATTAAATTTTATATCTCTTGTTTGTTCGGCAGTCCATGTTCTGTTGTTTTGGGAAGTGAACATAGAACCGAGATATGGTTGTGCTCCAATATATTCGTTGGTTGCTCTATCTCTACCACCCAATTCTGAAATCCAGATGTTATAATCTAACGAATCACTTATTACTACCATACAGTATTCTTCACCGCCCATAAGTGGAATCAAAGTATCAAATTCAAATCTTGTATTTGAAGTTCCGTTATCAGAAGTAAATATTTCATCCGGATATTTAACAACTCTTGCGCCAGGGATCATAAATGGAGTCGGATATCCATTTTCCATTGGTCGAATTTCCAGAACGACTGGTGTTTGCGTTGGAGTTTCATCTCTCGTTCTAAAGAATAAATCAATAGACTTAACGAAACCGCCAGTCTCTGACGGAAGCATGAAAGATTCTGCAACTGGATCATAATATTCTCGAATCCTGTTCACCCCTACCAGAGTAGTATTTCTAGTGGTTGCTCTTGTGACTACAGGCGGCACAGCAACCCAAACTGTTTCTGTCCACGTTCTAGTTGAAGACCTTTGGATAATTTCTTCAATAGATAGAATTGTTTTCTGTCTGGTGTTTAATGTTCCTCTTGCAGTATATGTTGCTGTTGCAAATGATGATACCTCTTCAGTGACCGTCGTATCAACAAGACCAAACTCTTGAATACCTGTAGTAAATCTTAATCCGTTGCCCGCGGCAATATTTCTTGTTCCCCCATCGCATGGTAGATTGAATGTTGCATTAACAATTTGCCCTCTTCCATCAGATACGATCGGTGTTCCGTTAGAACCACCAGCAGGATGAGAAACAGAACTAACATCTTTGTTACCGAATATAACTAAATGTGTCGTATCTGGACGTAAACAGTCAGCATTGATTGTTATTGTTTTTGGTCTCATGAACGGAAGTGCAGAAACATCAATTAATCTATCAGCAATCTCCTCTCTTCTTGTTACAGTTTCTTGCCAAGTTCTTGTAGAACTCCGTGTTACTGAGGTTGCCGTTTGTCGCGCCTGTGTAGTAACTGACCTCGTGGTAGCAACTGCTTGTTGTCGTACTAACCACGCCCGCGTTGGGCGTCTTGTTTGTGGTACACCAGTAGTTCCCATCGCAATAGTGCCTGGGCCACGCGCCCAACCCTGAGCGATAATCTGCGGTGCAGTTAACCCCGTACTTGCGCCCTGTATAGTGACGATTGTATTGGCACCGATTGTACCATTGCCAGCACCATTCCATCTGCCAGTACCTGCTGGTCCTCCGCGTGTGCCGATTCTTCTGGCATCAAATACTTGCTCAGTGCTTAATGAACTCATAGTTGTTGCATTACCACTATTTCTTGATATACCTGTCCAACGTCCAGCGGAACTACTTGTAGGGGCAGTAGAACCAGAACCCGCCGCTTGTGCTATCATTGCCGCGTTGTTAGCATCTTGCACTACAATTTCTGGAGCATATGTTTGCTCGAACCAAGAATCTGTAGAAGGAGTAATAGTAACAAATCCCATAAAAGATATTTTAGCATATGGATTCAAATTTATACTTCTCGAAGCAAATATACTTTGGACGCAATTTTCATCAAGCGTCCAGGGAAGAGTAATCATTTTACCACTTTGCTCTAGCATGTTCTCTGGATCAGATGTATTTAATTCAAATTCTATATGCTCTTCGTTCCATGGACTTGTTGCGCCTTCTCCGCCACCACCCTGAGATTGCATTCTAACCCAGTATTCTGGATTCGCAATATCTCCGAAACCGTGATCGGCAAATGCATCAACAAAAATACCATTTTTATATCTTTCTAATCCATCAGAATCTTTAATATTCAATGCTGAAGATGAAACTTCTAATAGATTAAGTGCAGAATAATATTCTAGGTCAGAAAGGCGTTCTTCTATGTCCCGAATATCATCCATTTGATATTGCTTATGGTCAATTGCTACTGTATTGATATTTTTTACATTGTATGTATATTGAGGAACAGCAATTTGATATAGCGTCATCTCATCGCGGCCTTCTGACGGCAATAAAGCATCTATAGAACTGAAACCTTCTCTTATTTGAAATTTACCATGAGTGTTTAATGTAAGTCTATCAGAGTGTGGTAAAAAATAAGTATATGATGTAGTTATGTATGTTTCTGGCAGCGGCAAATAGTTTCCGATATTATAATCTAACTCGGTAACTCTGAAATCAAGCGTATCCGACAATCTATACTCAGGATATGGATGATGCCTTCCTTGCCACACATGTATGTTGCCATAGTCAATGCCAGTGTCTGTGTAACTATTAACACATAAGAAGTTAGATGTGTTTGTATTACCATAATCTCTAGTCTTGAAAGACATGGTATATACTCCGGGTGGTGGATCTGATGGTCCAACCCAATAGACAATACCATCTTCAAATTGCGTATCCATCTCAGCATATTCTAACATGAAAGATTCGCCTACCCAGTTATCTGATAGCGAACCATCCTCACTAGAATCCCAATAATCAACTCCATCGGGACCAATTACTGAAGTGACTTCCGTCATCCCCGGTTTTCCTTCTAACACCCACCATCCAGAAGCGACATCTTGAACAATAGTCGATTCTTGATTAGTGTAGGTAGATTCGTTCACCGAACGATACGTGGCATTAGAAATGTACATATCGGACATTATTCTTAGATTATCCGTGGATAATGCGTTTGTTGCTTCGCCATCGTCTTGATTAAGCATAGTGAGGACTAATGTTTCGTTGCCGGTATAGTCAGCAAACCAACCTGTGCCTGTAGTCTCTGTTCCAAATTGGGGAACTAATGCGTTTGTTGTTGTGTTCCATACATACAACACTCTTTCCCAATGCATTGTTGGATATGATGCGGGAATAGACATGATGGAACCGGTCATTTCTACATCGAATATTTTCTGTGTGGAGTAATTAGTTTGACCAGATACTATACTGCTCATAAACGGAGCAAACTCGACAGTCCATGGAACAAAAGTTCCTTTATATTCTGCATATCCTAGAGGACGATGCAATTTTGCCCATACCATTTCATCTAAAGAAGACCTGATATAAGTTGCGCCTTTTATATCATCTAATCCATCTGGAGTATTAATATATATTCTAAATCCACCCGCATATGAAGTAACATGAGTTATTCGTTTTTCCTCACCATACTGAAGTGCATATGATGCGCCGCTGTTATTAGGCCCGTCCCCATAGTTTGTTCCGTCATATTCAACAATTGAAGTACCTTCCATGGAAAATAATACTACTTTTTCTTTATGTAGAATATCAAAGATACCATGCATATCAGCAAGAGTCTGGACTTCAAAATATGGACCAAAATCAACTCTCGCACGGTCATTATTTATCGTATATGTCTCTCTTCCTTTATTGCCCGTCAGAACGATAGGATTATCTAAGGTTGCTTCATATCCTTTAATGTATGCCTTGCCTGGGAAAATTTTAACACTAAATTTTTCAGGGTCGCCTGCATAATCTTCATCTATTTCAATATTGAATTTATCGACTACATAATCACCTGATTCATCATAAGTTCTTTTAGCAAGTTCATCAGCAATTTTAGCATAGGTTGTCACTTCTGCGTTAATAGTTTGTACCAAACCATCCACAACTCTACATAATGGAATAAAAACTGCGTCTATGTCTCCTGATGCTGTAATGTCAGATTTTAAGACAAGTTTTAATTGCATATGAAGTCTGTCTGCGCCAGGAGCATTTTGGTTATAAAAACCAGACGCGGGATCTAATAATTTTGCATTGTCAGTTGCAGTTTTGATTGATTCTACTGATTGAATGCCAACCATTTCAGATGGTGTAGTGCCATAATAATCAATGAATATAGTTTGTTCTTCTACTGGCGTAAAAGCGCCATTTGTGTAAAATATTCCATTAGTAATTGTTGCTTCCAGACCTTGGCCAACGGCCACGATAGTGCCTGTCATTGGCGTACCGCTTAAAGCATAATTAAAGTATGTATTAGTAGGACACTGTCCAGTGACCGGATCGACGCCTCCAATACAAACATCATCATATGATTCTAAATCTTCACTCCCAAGTCTGAAATATCCACTGACTGGTTTTATGTAATAGTATGGTTCTGCTTCATCGTCATGCAATTTTGTAATTATACCAATTGCATTAGAAGTGGCGCCGCGAACAACACGACCCAACCAAGCATTATCTGCCGTAGCAAGTTTAATATAATTTATTTTATTTACGCCGACCTGACCGCCTAAAACAGCAGTTCCATCTTTCCAAAGATGGTCAGCGGACGCACTGAGTTGGTTTTGTAAAATTGATTGAATTTGCGTGAGTTCTCTTGCCTGAACAGCACGGCCTGGGTTAAATAGAATTTTTAAAAAACTATCTCCCGCATCAAAATCGTCATAATACGGTGTGGTGTTTAATTCGATGGCCATGTTTGTGTGATCCTCACTTCTTATTCATTTATTAAGGATGGGGTTCTAAATTAGAACCCCATCATATGTCTATTTTACAATATTTAGTTGACTAGAATTCCACTACAAGTTTCAAATCTTCGATTTGATCTGGAGCACGAGTAATCGCCCGGCGATTTTCTAGATAAATCAACTGACCTGTATCTTCTTCTAATGAAGCAGTAGCATCAGGATATACAGCAGACTGTGCCTTAACACCAACGCCGTTTGCTGCCGCATCTAGTTCAGGATTACGCAATAAACCAATCTGTCTAAAGTCATCATTGTCAGGGAAACCGTCTGAAGTTTCAAGTCTAACGTGAATCAAACCGTGATGACATTTCGCATTAAAGATAGCATCAATGTCGCCAAAAGTGAATTGCTCTGATACTGCGGTTACTGCATCTCCGAAAATTACTGGCATCCAGTCATTAGTCGTGCTGTTAATAATATCATTCAACTCTAGTTTGTAAAGGAATTCCCATACATAACTATCGGCAGTCGTGATATCTTGACTTACTTGACCAGTTACGTCACCAGTAAATCCAGATGGTTCTTCAGTAGCACCAGTAGGTAACCAAAGTCCCCCAAGAGTTGCTTCACATGTTGCACGAGAAACCGCAGTACCACCGTCAAATACACCACCAACATAACATTTACCAGTTGCAGGTTCACCCACGCAACGATAAACACGATATTCGCTATTCATTACGGAAGAATGATAACCAATCTTACTTACGAAAGAACGACCAGGTTCTGGAATTCCGTCAATGCCGTTATCAGCATCACCGTCAAAAATATACGGATCACCTTTGTCCCAGTCAATTCTGGGTAGAACTGGAGAAATATCATCGTTCTGGATACGCTTTGCGCCTACGATATCTGCCCAATATGTTGGTT